ATCTGTCTAATCTTTTTAGTGCAAATTCAAGAACGTTAAATGTTATGTATTCTTCATTGTTAATAATTTTATCTAAGGTTTCTTTGTCAAACGCTTTACTTTCTTTAAGTAATGGAATTACATATGTTTTACGCAATTCATAAAATTTAGTAGCAGCTTGATCTAGGATAGGATGTTCTTTAGCCATAAACTCATAGGCTTGTAGCGGTGTACGCTCACCTATAAACTCATTAGCAATAGCCTCACCTTCTTTGCCCATGGCTTTAATTTGCGCCCACAGACCCATAGGGTTTGCTTTACCCATACGTTGTTGTGATACAGCTAAGTTTCTTAACAACAGCAATGTAGACAACATACTAGAATTGTAACCTGCTGCTTCTACTGGTCTAATAACTTGGGCATCTATTGTTTCTACATACCTTTGCATACCTGCATGTCTATACCTGTAGTTTTCCATACGGGCATTTAGGTTCATAGTTTCTTTGTCCATCCAACGGCTGTTACCAGTTTTGTTTTTACCCCACATACCGTTCTGGCCACCAAAACGTCTATAGAACCAAGCCATTGTATCTAAAAAATCTAGTTGTATACCGTCAAATTTATTTGGTTGCCATGCTCGTTCCATGCCATCAAATATTTTAATTTTACTGTCTACAAACTTGTTAGATATACGCGTTACCATTGATGAGTAACGTGCATCTGAACCTTGATTTATTTCGTTTTGTACTTTTTCGTATTGTGCTTTTACTTCAGGACGCTTGTACATATGGTAGTTAAACAACTGCCATGATTTAGGTGCATTAAGCATTGTCCATTTTGGGCGTAATAGATAGGCCATCATAAAGTCAGCCATTAATTCACGCGGGTTATCTCTGTATGCTGTATAGTTAGGGTCAGCCTGTCTGTTAAATGGTTTCCACAATGCTGATAATTTAACTAATTCTTGTGTAATTTCTTGCCTACTTACTAGCCCTCTTTCTCTAATTTCTGCTTCAAACTTACGTTTAAATATTTCTGCAGCTTGTTCACCCATTTTAGCTTCAGCTTCAGATGTTGGTTTTTTACCATTTATACGGTCAACCAAAGACTTGATATGCGGGTCAATCATTCCACGCATAGCACTTTTAGTAATTAGTTTTTTAAGTTTGCCATCTAATTTAACAAACGCCTCATAAAACTCTTTGTCTATTTTGTTTTTAATGTCTGGGTCACGAAATATGTCTAAGATTTTTTCTGGCGTAATCGCTAAATCTTCTTTAATTTCTTTGTCAATCTTAGGTTCTTTTGCTTGCGCTTCTTTTTCAGCAGCTTTTTTAAGTGCATTAATTTCTACTTGACTTAATGGTTTTGCACCGTCAGCTTTACCATCAATCCATTTATTCATGTACCCTTTTAGGGCAGCCATAGAACCTAGAATATTACCCTTTTTCATAGTTTCTGCAGGCAGGTAATCAATTAAATGCCCTATTTCGTGGGCAAGTGTCATAGTAAAATCTTTAGGGTTTTCTTGTAGTGCTTTGTTTACAGCTACAGTTAACTCTTGTTTAGACATTTTTTGTGGTATGCCGTTAACTACTTTGCCGTATTGAAAATAACCACGCAAACCTGCCCTGTTCATACGTTCTGTAACAGGTAGTTTATTAATTAGCACTTCTACTAATTCTACAAGATCAAAGGTATCTAGCCCTTTGGCATTGTTATACAGTTTTTTGTATGATGCGTTTACAGGCATTTCTGGCGGTGGCTCATTAGGTACACCCCAAGTATCATCACCTTTACTGCTGTATACTCTTTCATCTGTACGGAATGTATTGTCTGTATCAGGAAATACACGGTCTTTTTTAGATATGTGTGTTCTGTAGTAGCTATTAGCTTGATGATCTAACGCGCCTGTAGCTTTTTCACCTCTAACTGCTGCAAGTATTTTACCTTTGTAAACTTGTAAATCTTTTTCTAAAACAACTAAAATGTTATCAATAACACCAAATTTAGTTTGTCCTGTTTCTATTTTTCCATCTTTTGTTGTGTATTTGTATGTTGCTAAATTTTCTACAACACTTCTAGGAAATACAATGTTTTGACCTTTGTTAGTACGATATACAATACTATCAACTTTTACTTTACTAGGGCCATTTTGTTTCACATGAAACACCTCTTGCACCTTAGTAATAGCATCTTGTTTAGTAACTTCTTTAAAATTTTGTGTAATTACTTCGCTAGTATTTTTAAGTTGTACTTTTGGTTTTGTAAGATTTGTTTGTATAGTGTTTGCAATATCAGGCATTGCTTTAACATTTACAAATACATCAGGCGTACCAATAGTTTCATTAGATTTAATTACTGTTTCCGTTTTAGATACAAGTCTAATGTCATTAGCTATTTTTTCAGGTATTTTTATACTTAATTTATCTTTAGCTATTTCAGCTTTTCTTGCGTTTACCTCAACAATATCTGTATTAAACTCACCTTTAGTTTGTTTTTCAGCAAAATTAGCTTCTACTTTTTCAGTAATTTCTATTTTGCCATCTTTTTTAACAGTAACTACTTCGTTAACTGATTCCATAGGTACACGTACATCTATCTCTTTGACATGTACTACATCACCATTATCAAGTTTTACTTCTAGTATTACCTCACCGTTTATTTCCTGCCTGTTTAATACCGTACCTTCTTTTGAACCAGTTGGCTCAATAGCTACTTTTTGATTAGGATTTACTTTAGATGGCTCAACAATTTTAATACCTGACTTTTCTTCAAGACCTGTAATAAATGCTTCGTTAAGTTCTGCTAGCGCCCTAGGTTCTGCAATATCTGGGTCTAGTAGATCAGTTTTTACATCTTCACGTCTTTGTGACAATGTTTCCATGTCACGCGGATGTACGCCATATTTTTTGTAAACATGGTAAAGTTTATTAATACCAGTTGCTGCACCATGTAATCCAAATATTAATACAGCAGCATGTGCAAAATCTTTTCTAGTAGGTACTTGGCCTTCCATAACAGATGACAATGTAACAAGTGTACCTACCTCACCTGCCATTTGTGTGTAACGATTACCACCCAAGCCTTTAATTGCTTTACCTGTACCGTATGTAGCTGCACCAACTGTTGTATATTTACCAAATGTTTTTAGCGATTGAACACGCATAATCTCATCTAGCAATTCATCAAAGTTGTTTACATCACCATTTAACAAAGCACGCATATACACATCACGTACTGTTTCAGGTAATCCAAAACTAAAACCTAATGCTATAAATGGCGTAGCAGGCGCTGCTGCACCTCCCGTAGCACCTGTTAATGCTAATCCTGTACCTGCACCTGTTACAAATCCTAGACCCATCATTGGTAGATCAGCAGTTAAGGTAATAGCACTTTGCACTATTTCTTGCGGAAAGTTTTGTGCTTGGTGCATAAATATTTGTTCATATGCTAATTGTGGGTCTATGCCATCTTCTGTAATAGCAGTGTGATATGCTTGTATAAGACCCATTGTGGACATAGAATATCCTGCGCCAAATACGTTTTTGTCACCTGCACCACCTGTATATTTAACAAACTTACGGCCTGCCCAACTATCTTTCATAAATTTAGTTATGGCCCAATCGTCTTCATCAGGCTTTAGTATGTCGCTACCCCATGTAGCTAACATTGGTAGTTCATATTCATAATTTAATGTATTCCATGAACCCATGTGTTGATTGACACGTTCATCAAAAGCAACTTGATCTCTAGTGCCTTGTGTCAACAAATCCATTTCTGCGTTTAGATCATCTAATTCATTTAAAAACATGTCCATTGATCTGTTTTCAAAATCAAGATTAACTACTCCTGTAGTGTCAGCACTAAAATCTTGTATGCCAACATCTATATTTTTCATTGCTTTTTCTATTTCTAAACGTCTAGCTTCTATTTCAGCTATTCGTGCAGAATTATCTACTGTTACTGCAGGGTTGTAATATTTTGTATATAACTCTGTAAGAGCATCTTTATCACCTCTAGCACCTTGCAATACATATGCCTGTGCATCAGGGTTCATTAATATTTTTACTAATGCTAATGATCTTTGTGCATCTAAAGATAATTTAGTTGCATCTTTATGTTCATATGCAGCTTCAAAAAATTTAGGCATAACAAATTCAGGATTAGCTGCTTTTGCTATGTTTCCGTAATAATTAATTAGTTCTACTATTTCATCGTTTTTTATCTGAAATACACCGCCTTTAGTACCTGCTTCATTTTGTATATTTCTATTGCTAGATTCCATAGCAGCTATAAAAGACAAATATTCATTAATAGTAGCTAGGTCATCATCTTCTAAATTTTGTGTATTTTTTAGACTATTAAGAACCAACATAGTTGATGGCCCAGTAGTAACTACTGTGTTAAGTATTGGTAGTTTTTCATCTGGGGTTGGTCTGTTAATTACTGTCATAGCAACACCATCCCTAATAGGTTTTTTACCATTACGGCTGTGTGCTTTTTTTTCTGCGTCAGTTAATTGGTCACGATAAATAAGACCATTAGCTTTCATCTCTGCTTCTTTTTTTTCTAATGCAGCATTTTGATCAGCTATAGTTTTATAAAGTTGTTCGTTGTAATCAGGTGTCTTACCAAATGCTATAGAATCAGGATTATCTATAACCTGATCTACCATTGTAACTATATTAGATTGATCTACGTTAACAGTATCACCTTGTTTTATAGCAGATGTAGTTTCTTTAGTGTTTGAATTGTTAACCTTAGTATCGTTTGTTGCTGTTGCGCTGTCTTCTTTTGCCCTTTTTTCTGCCCAAGTTGTGCTAACATCTTGCTCATTTGATGCCGTGCCTTCTGTATTAACAGGCATATTGTGAGTATTAAGGTCACTATCATGTAATGGATGTGGTGATGTACGTTCTATTCCGTAAAATTTATCAATTTGATTGTTAGAAAAACCTGCTTGTATAAGTAATGGTCTTTGGTCTTCAATATGACCAATGATTGATTCATCATCAAAACCTGCTAATTTTAATTGCGATGCTGTTATTCCAACAGTCATTAATTATTGCTCCTGATTAGGTATTACTATCATAGTTTGCGTATTTTCACCACCAACAACATCACTACGTAAGAATGTAGGCATACCTGTTTCTTGTGCTGCTTGTTTGTTGTTAAATTTTTGCAATCTAAGTAGATAAGTGTTTATTGGTTCATTTTCGGCTCTAGGGGGTACTTGTATATTTTGCACAGTTCCACCTTGGCTTTCAACATAGTTTGACCATCCTACAGGGTCTATTTTGTAATTACCAAATTTAGCGTCTTTCATAATATAAGCATTTGTACCTTTTGCTTTTAATTCAAAATTTTTAATATTTTCTTCTTTAGCTTTATCAGTATATACTTCAACCAGATCATTCATTAAGTATGCAGGGCTTTTAGGGTTCATTAACATTTGGTTCATAGTTAAACCTTTTTTCTCACCTTCAGCTATTAAAAGAGTTAAATTGTTAACTGCTTTGTATGCGTTAGGTGTCATATTACTGCCCATAATAGTGCTAATTTGTGTCATAAGATCAGCTTGTGACATATTTTGTAACATGTCCATTTGTGACAATACATCTGGTGGCGCTCCTGCTGCTTTCATAACTGTTTTTACAGCATTTCTGTACATAATTAATTTATGATTATTTTTATCTTTTTGATATTTTTCTATGTCACTTGAAAGCGATCTTGCTGTATCTGGGCTTATCATGCCATCTGCAGCTAGTTTAATAATTGTTGATTTTTCTTCTTCAGTATCAATCATTCCAGACAACACCATAGCTGTAACTAAACTTTCTGTCTTTTTACCTTCTATTGTGTCATAATATGGCTTACCTTCATTTCTAGCGTTTACTGCTGTACTATAAGCTAATGCTAATGTTTTCTTAGTTGTGCCATCAATTGTATTGTTGTCTTCTAACTCTTTTAAAAAGTTATCATCTACATTGCCTCTATAAATACCAATCAATCTGTTGTTAAAATTATCATTATCATTACGCATGTTTTCTGTACGTTGGCTTTGATCAAAACTTTCTTGTTCATTAGACAATGCTATAGCGTTACTAATAAATTCTTTTCTTGCAGGGTCATCTACAGTTAATTTATTACCATCAACATCAACCATTGTTACTGTTGGGTCTGCAGCACGTTCTGCTACTTTTGACCAATCAGTAACTGTTTTGCCATTTGGGTTTTGATAAATAGGTGTTTTACCGTCTACACCAGATTGCATTAACATCATTTGTGTGTTGGCTTTTTTAAATAAACCATCAAAACCTGTATCTAATGTACCTTGGTCAAACGTAGCTAAACCTCTGTAATTAGCAAAAACGTTATTTTTCCAATCGTTCCAGTTACCAACAACTTGAGCAGTAGAAGTAGATGTTTCTAATTTTATTTCTGTTTGATTATAATTGGTATTATATGCTGTTACTGATTGTGCGTTTCTAGCTTTGCTTATAGCAGTTTGCACATTAATTTTACCTTCCATAAATGTCTTTTGATGGTTAGGTAAGTAACTATTCCATGCTATTTCATCAAATACACCATTATTAGTAAATTTATCTTTTTTAAGTTTTTTAGTATGTTTATCCCAAGTAGTTTCATATTCAGGTAAAAAATTTTGATAATCCCTTCGTGTTTCTAAACTAAAACTAAAATCATTAGCAGCCATCATACTTTCACCTTCAGATATTGTTGATAGGTCTAGTATTTCTTGATCACGCATTTTAGCTGTATGCGCTACTTTTTGTGCTGCAAACGTAGATACAGCGTCAAGCATGCTTTGGCCTAAATTAACCATGCCTTGTGCGCTGCCTGTACCTGTTGTTAGCGTTCTACCGCTTTGTATAGGTGCGCTTCCAACATTGCCTGTGTATCTAGGTATCTTCACTATTTACTCCCATATTTTGCTGCATTGTCCATATCTGCTTTATATTTACCTGTACTTGCTGCCGTATTAAACAAAGATTGTCCTATAGCAAAATTAGCATTAGCTATTTCACCTGCTAGTGCTGCGTCCTGTGCTTGGGTTTTTGCCCACAATCCTTTTTCTAAATACCACATATCTGTTTCAAATTCTTCTATATCTGCATTGGCTACAAGCAAACTACTACCAGTAAACATTGCTGTACCTGATGCACCAGTTCTAGCCCGTACTTCACTTAAACGTTTTGTTTCATCTGTTAAACGTTTTTGTTTTTCGTAATGAAAGTTCAATTCATTTTCATAATTTTGCCATGCACGGTTGGCTTTCATGTTCTTCTTTTGCTGCTGTATGCCCATTACAGTTACAGCAGTTGAAGCCACCATTGCAGGTATTACCCACCACGCCATTATGAACCTCCTTTAATCACTTGTTACCAACGTTCCTGTTACACCAAGAACCGTCATAGGTAACGGCTGTGTTTGCTCTATTGTTATTTTACCTTGTCTATCCCATCCCGTATTAGTTACTCTTTTGTCACCAGTAAAAGGTGGTATGTTTTGACCAACAGGTGTAGAAGATGATCTAAATGGTATTTGATCACCGTTAACTGTAACACCTACAGTTTCAAACAACCTTACTGCTACTTCATTCCATCTTTTAGGTCTGTTTTGCGCTGTGCCTGCATTAGCGCCTGCCTCTATGCTCATAGTTACCATTTTGCTTGTGTAACCCAAGCCTATTTCTACATTTTGAAAACCGCTTGTAGATGGTAACGACACTGATATTTCGCCATTAGTAACTGTTTGATTTGGAAATACTGCATCACCTACTAATACCTGTACTGATTCACCTTCTAAGTGATCAAGGTTTGATAATGTACCTGATGCTCCGTTTACTATGCCATTTAATGTAGAATCCATATTTAATGTCGGGTCTAAATATTCAACGTATTTTACTTTTGAACCGTTGACAATTCTTTCTACAACCATCCAAACTTCTGTTGTATCACCTACTGGGAATGAAGCAATAGATTTTACTTTGGCATGATTTTTAATAATGTGTGTACCTGAACCCGTACCTATTTGATGTACAGTTCTATCTACAGCTTGTTTGTATGTTCTCGCTAATTCTATAGTGTTATTGTCAATTTTAATTACGTAATAAATAGTTCCATCTACAAGACCCCCAATATTAGCATTACCATTGTTATCATATTCAACAGGGTCACCTGTTACATAACCATGCCCAGTAATAGTAAAAAACCCATTATTATCGCTGTCTGCTGTTGCTGATGTTAGTTGTGAAGATGTATTTATACTGTGTTTAATGTGTCCACCAATAACATGTCTATGCCATGCAATAACGTCTTCTTCACGTTGATACGTCATGCCTATCAATAAACCATCATCACGTACTGCCCAATAAATACTTTCAGGTTCTTGCGCATAGGTAACATCTACAATGCCTGTGCCTGTAATGTGTGTTGCTAATAGACACATATCTGGCGCTGAATACGCATCATCTTCAAATCTATATGCAAATTCTCTAACTTTTTTTCTTTCTTTTTGTACAAACAAAACAACGTTACCTACCTGTATAGGTTCTGTTGTCCAACCACCATAAGTAGTTTGTTGTGTAATTGTAACATTGTCAGGCTTTAGAGGTTCACCTGCAGGTCTACCTACTTTAAATTCACCGCCTGCTGTACCTACAATTAGATCACGTGCAGGTGCTAGCCAACGTATTACGTTTACTTTGTTTGCAGCAATTGTGTAAATAAAAGCATCAGCAGCGTTACCACTACCTACGTCAAAGTCTGTGTATGAACCTGATTGTGATGCCCATATAGTTTGTGGATATTTAGTTGAACCACCAAACACCAAACGTTGTTCGTAAAATGATACAGTACGCGGATAACCGTTAGACCCACTCCAAGCTGCTGTTGTGCCATCATCTAAAAATGGGCCGTTAGTAAACGTTTCGTTACCAATAGTCCATGATGTATGACCTGTTCTTGATAATTTTTGCGGTGCTATGGTTTCATGTACAATATACATAATATCTGCAGATTGCGTAAATTGTATTTCATACAACATACTTTCTGTAATATTAGTAGAAATTTCATAAATTTTATTAGCATCGCCACCACTTGCATATGCTGTAAATGAAGTGCTGTTTATGTTGTTTCCGTCTAAATCTGTTACTTGAAACGTATTAGTAGTTTTATTAGCTACTTTGTAACGTTTGCCATTTATTTGTGTCATACCATTAACAGCAGTAATAATAACTTCATCACCATTGCTGTAACCATGACTAGACGCTGTTACTACTGCAGGATTTGCTTGTGTAATACCAGTAATTGTTTTGTCATTTTCTGTAATAATACCGTTATCTTTGTAAAATCTAAGATATTGATGACCAAATTCTAAACAATAACTTTGCTCAACATTAAATTCAAAAGGTATTAATCTTACGTTTTGTGAATGATTTTTTACTGGCCCTACAAATCTAGTACCATATCTACGTGCTGCACCACCTTGCGGAAACACTGTCATGTTTTGCAAAGTTTCTAGGCCATTAGCATATTTCTTAAAATCAATTTGCCCTGCTAACTTTGGTGTAAGTTCGCCTGCTGTAAAATTTGATTGAAAAGGGTGTACTCTTGCCATTATTTTCTAAAGTCCGTAAATGTGTTTGATACAAGGTCATCAATAAATCCTTCTTGACCATCAACACTACGGGCTTCAGATAGCTTGGCTTGATACATTTTTTCCATCTGCGCCTGTAGTTGTGCGCTTCCTGTTATTGCATACGCTAAATCTACAGCCAACTTAGATGTTAAAGTTTCTACAAACATTGCATCAAATAAAGTTGGGTCAGTTACACGTGCTATATACAAAATTTTTGCGGTAGCTTCGTCTGTAAGCAAGACCCTTCCGCTTGTTGCATCGTTTTCTATTTTAAATATAAAATCTGGGTGTTCCATTTCCAACACACGCAAACAATACGGGTCTGTTGGTAATGCGTACATATAGCTAAAACCATATGAAGGTGTACTTGATAACTGTGCTAATGTTGCTCTAGTAATGGCAAAATTAAATGGATGCGCTCGTAATACATGATCACGGGCATCAGCAAAAAAGGCATTACATAGACGCGCTCTTTCTGTATCATCTGTAAGACTTGTAATAGGTGCATCACCTAACCGTCTTAAAGCGTTACTACAAATAGATACGTCTGTTGCCATTTTTATTCCTTTACAAAAAGATAGGGGGTGTTGTACCCCCTACCTAATTTTATTACTTAGTCAGTAACATACTGCATCGTAAGTACAATAGTACCCGTTGCAGCCGCGCCTGCTAAAGTTATTGCCACAGGCAAACCATCTTGGTTAGCATCAACTTCAGTTCCGTGACCTAAAGCAATAGTCGCACAAACGTCCGCTTTACCTGCTGATGCAGATGAAGCTGCTGCTTTGTACGCTGCTGCTGAAGCTGAAACTGCTGTTCCTGCTGCATTAGTATGCGCTGCGTAGCCTACGGCAAGAGTAGTAGATGAACCTAGTGCATCGTGTGCAATAGAACCACTTACGATTCTCGCGCCATTTGGCAGATTAAACATTTCAATTACATCACCTGCAGAAAGACTTGACGCTTCATAAGTAGCGTAAGCAATTCTAACACGTCCTGCGAATTCATTTGTTTTAATCTTATCAGTTGGGTTATTTTGATTCCAACTGGTCTTCTGTGCTGAATATACAGTAGCCATGTTTTAACCCTCCCTTATTCGTTACATGCGATTTCTACTACTTTTTCGTCTTCTACTCTCGTAGCGCCGATTGTCATAGATAGAAATACCTGAGTTGCATAATTCTTGTCTGCTCGTTCAGAAATTCTTGTAGAAACATCTGAACCCACAGCAAGCCCAATACCAGATTGGCAGAAAGCTAACACTTGTCTGTCAGAGTTAGCATCAGTGCCAAGTCTTTCCGTTCTTATGAATTTAAATCCTAAGTACGTATCAATTTGGCCTTGTACTAACGCCTTAATGCTTGCGTAATCTGAAGAAGTTACCTTCTCTAAATTTAACAAGTTAGACATTTGTTTGCTTGTTACAACCATGTATCTAGTTTCATCTGGGTCAACATCATTAGCATCAAGAAGTTCTTTTGCTGATATTAGTTTCGCCAGAGTTAGACCTGCAGAACCATGTGCGATTTTTTGACCTGCGGGTAACGCAACCGAAGTGCCGCCTGATACACCACCGTATGATGTACCTGTAGCAGCAGCAATGATTGAATCATCCATAGCTCTACCCATCGCCCAAGCGCCTGCCATAGCATATTCTGATTGAGGGGAAATAAGCATTCTTACCTTATCTTCCTGATCAATCAAATCTGCCCAGTCGTAGTCGTCCATAGTAACTTTTCGTCTACTATGGGGTGTGTCCATTCTAGGTGTGTCAGAGTGTCGCGATGTACGCTTTTCTGCTGCCACAGACCCAATTCGCTCAAAGAAGTGCGATTTTCCTGTAACCGTTTCCGATCTTACGCAATCCCTTAAACGTGAGCCTTTTTGTTGTGCTAGATGGAACACATTGCTTTTGTATTGTTCAACAAAAGCTGTAGTTATTTGCACTGACATATGTGCCTCCTTCTTAGTTTAAGTTTAACATAATCGGTTTTTGTCCTTTGCAGGGAAACCTTACAGTATACGCACTGTCAAACGGCATTTACGGTTGCACACCGAACAACTTAGGTTGTCCTGTTGGGCCTATGTGTTGTGTTCTAAATATACCATATAAGTTACTAATTATCCATGCACTTTTTCCATTAGTTGTCTAACTCTTTCTACGGCAGTTTTATGATCAGGATTTTTTTGATCAAAATATGCGTGTTGAGGGTTAGAATATATGGCATTAATTTCGTCTTGCGCGTCTAATTTATTAGTAGCTAAAGTATTATTTTGAGTATTTTGTGTCATATCCTCTGTTACTTCAGCACCTAAACGTGCAAACAATTTAACAACTGCAGGATGATTACCTGCTGATGTATTCATCAAATCCATAATTTCTTCATCACCATAAACTTGTAAAGCGCGTTGTGCTGCTCTAATATTTTTATTGTAATCAAGACCCCAATCTTGTTTTAGCGTTTGCTCTGTATCTTCTTTTTGCGCAGCTAACATTGCGGGTTCATTATCTATTGATGCACGTATTGCACCATGTTGATATTCAATAAGCGCATCTACTTGTTTTTGATTCAAACCAATTTTATGTGCAACATCTTTAAATTGATTTAAATTATCTTCACTGTAATGCTCTTGCATATCTTCAGGAATATTAGTTTCATAAGCTGTTGCTTCACTTGGTCTGCCAAGTTTTGTATACAACTCATTAAAACCTTCTTCATCTTTTGGAATAGGTATACGATTACCCATCTGTTTTTGTTGATGTACTACTGTCTTTGCTAGACTTTCAACATCTTTAAAGTTTGACAAAGTTGGGTCATTTTTCAATTCGTCAGGTAGTGATGATTTCCAATCAAGGTTATCGCCCACTGCCTCAGACCCTAAGATTGTACTATCTTGGGTTACCTGTTCTTCGGTGGTAACGGCCTCTGCGTTTTCTGACATATTAATCCTCTTTCCTTTCTTTTATCATTGATTTAATACGTAGTAATATACTACGTTGCCCTTCCTTGTAAGCAGTATCATATGGATTACTAGAATAACTACTTCTATTACCATATGCTGCATCCAAGTCTTTTAACACTTGTTCACCCGCAGGTGATGTAAAACACTG